TTATTTATTTGCAAGTACTTTACCCATATTTGTAATAGCTGCATTTACTTCTTGTTTCATTTCATCTGTTACATGAGTGTAAATAGCAAGTGTAGTACGTGGCTCATTGTGGCCAACACGTTCCATAATTGCTTTTAGAGGAACATTAGATTCAGCAAGAATAGAAATATGAGTATGTCTAAAGGTGTGGGTGCTTACTGGTTTTGGGAAACCAAGTTTTTTTATAGTTCTATTCACATAATGTAGATCATATGGCAAGCCACCATCCGTAACAAAGATATAGCCTAGGTCAGCAAATTTAGATTTCCATAATCGTCTTGCTTGATTAGCAGTTATAAAGTGATTAATAATTTGTACAGCACGTGCATCCAATTTCACCTTGCGAATAGAATGAACATTCTTTGGTGGAAGGCGCATAGCAGGGTCAGAAAAGCTACCACGATTGGATAAAGTAGCGTTTACATCTATTTCCGCATTTTCTACATCGTAGTCTTGAGTGCGTAACGCCACCATTTCACCAAATCTAAGACCAGTTAAAGATTGAAACTCACATAATAGAGATACATGATGATTGATAGTATCCAATTGTGCAAGTAAATCTTTTAGTTCATCTTTAGTTAGAAATTTAGAACGCTGTTTCTTGATGCGGTCTACATCCGCCACTGGTTTTTGTAATTCGATATTGTCTAAGAATGAAATATCACGAATATATTCCATGCGCCTAGCGTATTTTAATGATTGTCTAATAAGACTAAGGGCCAGTTTTGTATAATTGTAGGAATACTGGCAAGCGAATTTATCAAATGTGCTTTGAATAATATATGGTGAAAGTTTAGAAAGCAATATATCAGCAGGAAACCATTTCATAATCTGTTTGTGAAGATTGTCCATACTATATTGTGTAGATGATTTTCTAAAGGCACGTTTAGATTCTAAATATTCAGATACAACATCATTCAATGTCATATCTTTGGCTATATCGGTGTTAGTGGCCAAGTCAATTTTATTTTGTAATTCAGCTTGTGCGATTTTGTAGGCTTGCCTACTATTACTAGTCAATGTAATAGATATTCTTTTTGTTTTACCACTATACGGATCCACATAGCGTTCTTGAAATTTATATTTAGTAATACCAGCTTTGGTAGTTACAGTTTCACACCACATTAAAAATACCTCCTAGGCTAAAAAATGGTATAGTAAATAAGCCTTAGAGGTATGTTATAATATAGTAAGTTGATGTGGTATACCTCTTAGGTGTATCATAACCCCTTATTCTGTTGGCGCAGAGTAGGGGGATTTTTTTATTTAAGTAATAGATTGCTGAATAAGTTCTAACTTATCTTCAAAGTTTATGGGAAGGTCTGTTGCTTGTTTGTATTTGTTGTTTAATTCGTTTAGAAAATCAATAACAGCTTGCGTTGCTATATCATTGCTTTTTGCATTTCTAAAAATAGTTCTACATTCGTAAATTAGAGATGCAATTAGAAGCGGATCATTTAATAATAAAACCATCATAATAAGCACTCCATATAAACCTCTTAGCGCCTTCTTATCAGTTTTTGTTATTTCACCTTTTTCTCTTTTTAAAACTCCTTTAGGTAAAAGATTATATAAAACATTACCAGGAATATTGTAAATAGATCTACAGCCGAAGAAGTTTAAGCTATGTGCAGCACAATTTCGGAATCGCCTTATTGCTTCTAATGTATTTACAAGAAGCTCTATTTTATCTTTAACGGGAATGGCATTGGTAGGTAGTAATGCATTAGCAACAGCTGTTTTATGTTTCGTATTTAGAAATTTAAATAAATTAATAGCACTACCAAAAGAGATATTTTTAAATAATATCCATGCTGGTACATGGTTATGATGCTTTAAATAATATTTGGTAGGTTGTTTTGCATATGTAGAGTTAAGTTGCTGTTGTATTTCTTGCTTTACATTTTGAAAAGTCAATCCATGAATTTTTTGTTTATAATGATGTGCGTGCAAGTAATCATCTTGATGCACTCCTAAATGTTCAGAAATAACATGTGCTAATCTAGTCTTAAATAAAGTTTCGACCATTAAACTATATTTCATTGTGACGGACTGTAGACCTTTATCTATAAAAGAAAAAATATATATACTCTCAATAGTCGTATCTGGTTTAAAAGTATCATCTGAATTCATAAAAACAGATTTATATCCATTGAATAAATCGTAGTAAGATGCGGTCATTATAATTTGTTTGGCATGTTCACGGTCTGAGATAATTAGATTCCGTGAGATTAATAAATCTATTTGTTTATCCAAATCTAAAAATGGCTTATCGTATGCCATAATAAAACCTCCGATATATAAAAAAGGCACTATCCGAAGATAGCGCCTTAGTGACCAACGCCCGCAGCGTTGAAGTCAATTCACTATCTATAGTATATCAGATTTGACAAATAATACAATATATGAATGTATAGCAAAAATGCATAATTGGTATTTTGTCAAGGACAAATAAGTGACAATTTAGTAGTTATTACAAAACATGATGATAGAAATCTATAGTTTCTAGCATTTCATCCGTGAGTTCTTTTCTCCTTACCATATGTTCAATAAGATTAACGTGTTGATCTATATGAAAATCATCATTAATGATATGCAGCAACTCATGTCTAATTTCGTTGCGCATATCTTCAATAGACATATTTTTACGGATATAAATATTGTGAACACCTTCATCTTCCCCAGTAGATGAAATAGCTTTCACATTAGGAATATCACATTCGATTATATTTACAATCACACTAACAACCCCTAATAGTATTATTTATTATGTTTAGATTTCAAATATTCGATATACTTCACGGTTTCTTCCATATCCTCCTTAGAAATTCCACGTGATGCGGAGAATAATAAACGTGCAGAAGGACGAGTGCGAAGGTATTCAGCGTATTCAGCAGTTTCAGAATCCAGATAGTAACCTTGAGGAGTATCATCTTTATCCCAACCAATTAACCATTCTGGCTTTACTTCTAAGATAGGAGCTAATCTATTAATAAAATCAATAGAAACACTAGCGATTTTACCAGATTCATATCTTTGCATATTACTTTCGCTAATACCTAATCTTGCTCCTAGGTCAGCTAATGTTATGCCTTTTTGTTTTCTAATGAATTTAATTCGTTCTCCTATTTCTTTATTTATTGTATTTCTTTCATTGATACTCATAATATGCCTCCAAATAAGAATCGCCCTTACAAACATATATTACAATAAACTTGAATAAAATTCAAGAAAAATTATAAAACTTTTATAAAATCTTGCATAGAGTGGTTGACAGGCTTTACTAATAGGCTTATCATGTAATCAGAAACTTGCATGAAATGCAAGGAAAGCGAGGTGAAAAGATGAAACTAGAAAAACTGAAAGGATTGTTGGTAGAACACAAGAAAACATATGCGGATTTAGCAGAACTATTAGGCGTTTCTATTACAACTATTAACAGTAAAATGAATGGGAAAACACAGTTTGATGTAGTAGAGGCTACAATGATTAGTGATTGGCTTGGGTTAGACTGCTCTAGTAGAGTAGATATTTTTTTACATAATAACTTGCATAATATACAAGTTATGGGTTAGAAGAGGTGAAATCACATGAAAGAAATTAAAGAACTAATTAAAAACAGACTAAAAGAGGTATTAACCGTCCCATATAAAGATGATGTAGATGAACAATTGCGTTCACATGCGGTAAAAACATATATCAGCTCAATCATTATGATAGATGACTATATGAAAGAAGAGCAAACCAATAAATGATTTGCTCAACAAGATCTAATCTAAATCGTTAAGAGATTGGTAAATACATTTAGATATAGATTTTTCAAGTATTTGTTTTAATTCAGTTTCAGCATTAGCAACTTGGCCTTTTGCAACATAGTCGATGAAAGTATTCATTTCATGAGAAATACTAAGTTGTCTTAATGCTTTAGTGCAACTGGATTTAATCTCACGTTCGCTAATATTCATATACTCACCTCCTTTTAAGATGAGTATAGCATGAGTGATAGAAATTGAAAGAGGTGAAATAAAATTGAAAACTCCATTACAAATACATATGGAAAATAAGTCAGAAGATGGAGGGAAAACAAATATCAATAAAAAAGAGCCACATGATGCGGCTCAAAAAAAGTGGATTATATTTAGATATTTTAATGCTTTGAAATATAACAAAGACCAATCACTAGAGGAAAACCTACAAGACATAAGATATTGCACAAGAGTTAATTTGGGACTGTTTGTGATTGCAGTGCTCCTAACGATTCTAAATATTACGAGAATATAAAGGTTAATATTGCAATTATTATTGTTGTAAATATACCAATACCAGCTAACCATGCAGCAAATTTACCATATTTAGCAGATTCCTTTGAAATACGAAGACTTTCTTCTGCAAGTTGTAATGCATGATTTTCTTTTTCCAATTGATGCAAGAAATTTAAACCGGATACGGTTAGTTGAAATTCATCAGAATCATCAAAATAATAAGGTGCAAAAAAATCTTTTGGTATAGTTACAAGTTTAAAGTAGGAGTGTATTAGAGAGGTAGTATTAGAGATTGCAGATATACGATCAAAAGAATAAAAGGGTGGTTCAACTTTCTTTTTGGGAGTGTTGGATAAATACAATTGGAGAGTTGCATCGTTCAATATTGATACTTCTGCTTTTAATTCAGCGTAAGTTTTTGACTTCCTATTAATGAATAATATTAATTTCTCTAAATTTTCATTGGTTAGATAATGAGCGTGTGAATCAAAGGAATCAAGTTCTTCTTTATAGTTTAAATACTCTTGTTCAATAGATTTTTGCGATAACTGAAAATTAGAAATCGGTAATGCTTTCATAATCCCCATATTTTTTTGGATGGCATTACTAATAGCTTCGGATTTTTTAAATAAGTCATTAGTGGGTTTCATAAAAGACCTCCTTTTAAATAATTATAGCAATAAGAAAGGATTAATGTAATGGAAAGTGTTCAACCAAAGTATGTGCCTATTAGTACATTAGCTAAGATATGGGGGCGCAGCAGAATGTATATCTACAGAAGAGTAGATATGATCCGCAATGAAGGAAAGTTCAATGATATATGCCTACAATTAGGACCACAACAAACGCTGGTTCATGTAGATAAATTCGAAGTCTGGATGAAGGGCCAGAATATGAAGTGGTTAAAGGGGGCATAATAATGAGAACAAAGCTAGACATTATCACCAACATTCAGTTGGTGTTATGGGTAATGATTCTAGGACTATGTGGAGGCATAGAGTTTCTACATGGCTGGAATATATTATTAAACGTTTTAATGATGATACTAACAGGGGCAATCATATTTCTGTTAAGCACATTAAAGGGGGTGATGAAACATGAATACAAAAGAAAGAGGGCTTACGCTGCTAGGAAGATACCTAAAGTTCAATGAGGAAGAAATAGAACTACTAAGAGAAAAGATTAGTTCAATAACTTATAACAGAAAAGGCGGACTACTAAATTTTTCAATTCTAGGAAATGGAAGAATCATTTTTCTAAAACAAAAACAAGATGGTTGGAATATTAGAATCACAGGGAATGGTCCTATACGAGAAGGTGATATATCACTAATGGAATCAGTTAGGTACAACATATGGAGTGAATTAAATGAATAAACCATATTGTGCAATCTGTAATGAAGAAAATAAAAAAAAGCCGTGCCTACATTTACTGTAGACAGGCTAAAGGGGCTATATGCATGGAACATTGCGATGCATGTCAGTATTTAGAAGTTGAAAAAGGGGACATGCATTGCAAGTATCCAAGGCAAAAAGAAAAGGCCACTAATTAAAGCAGCCAATTCATGTACGTAAATTACGTAACTAACCTAATGTAATTATATCATACATGGAGCGATAAAGATAGGAAATACCTGTTATAGAGGTGTTTCTTAATTAACTAGATATAACATATTAATAAATCGACCATGGGAGTAATTACTATGAGGAAGCGAAAAAAAGTCATATCTAAAAATATGATAGAGGTACTTGATCATCATACATCAAGAACATACAGAAAGAATGGCAAGCGTGTGAAAAAGAAAAGCATCACACCAGAAGCCATGAAAAAGCAAAATGAAAAACAAGCAGAAGCAATGCTGCGTATGTTGATTGATAACAATTTCAATACAAATGATTGTTATCTTACTCTTACATATAAAGAACAGCCAGCTACATGGGAAGATGCAAAGAAAGATATGCAGAATTTTATGAGACGGTTAAAACGTAGATATAAAAAACTGGGTAAGGAATTAAAGTACATCTATATTGCAGAGGGAAAAACAAGAATCCACTTTCACATGATCATCAATAATGCTGAATTGTATTCAGATGAAATCAATGAACTTTGGCCACATGGTATGCATAAGCTGATGTTGTATCAAGGTAGGGCAGAAGATGCAATTAGATTGGCAAGTTATTTTGTAAAAGAAAAAAGGAGTGCATGTTATTCAGAAAAAGAAGATGCATTTAAGCGTAGATGGAATAGTAGCAAGAATTTAGAAAAGCCGAAAGTAAAAACGGAAATTCTAAAACCAAGCGAATGGAGAGATTACATTCAGCCACCTAAAGGATATTACGTAGAAACAGATAGCATAGTTGAATCAGTATCTGATGAAGGATATCCATATAGATTTTACAGATTGATAAAGATTGAGGAGGTAACACGTGGAGCTACTAGGATTAGGCATATTTCTAGGGGGAATACTAGGAATGGCGATAGCATCGCTATACATAATTAATAAAGAATGTGAGAAATGGAGAAGAGAAGCATATGCTAAATATAAATCAAGTATTTTTAAGCGGTAATGTAGTAGCCGATGCAGAACTACGATATACAAAAACAGGTAAGCCAGTACTTACATTTAGAATGGCAACAAATAAATACGTAAATGAAGTACAAAGCACAAGCTATCACAATATTGTGTGTTGGGTTGATGCGGAATTATACAGCGGTTTACGTAAAGGTGATTTTGTAGCCGTAGCAGGTGAGTTACGTTCTAGATCCTATGAAGATAAAAAAGGAGAGAAGCGCTACGTAACCGAAGTAGTAGCGCAAAACCTTACATATGGACTTAAACAAAATGAAAGTCAAAGTAATTTCAATAATTTTGATGAAGATGAAAAAATTCCATTTTAGGAGAAAACAATAATGAAACGAGGTAGACCAAAGAAAGTATGTAGTCATTCGTTTGGACCTTCTAAAAGTGGAGCATTATGGGTAAAAGATTCATGTCCTAAAAGAAAAACATCAATAAAGCTATTTAAGGGAAAAACAACAGGTACTATATATTGGCTAAAAAAGGAAGAATGTAAAGATTGTCCTGCTTATAATCCAGTACGTGTTCAAAACCGATAGGGGGCGAAGTTATGAATCAAGTAACAACACTTTTTAGTAGTAATGAGTTTGGGGAACTAAGGACCATTACTATTGAAAATGAAGTGTACTTTGTGGCCAAGAGTGTAGCAAATGCATTGGGATATAAAGATACTGCAGATGCAATCAGAAAACACATTGATGAAGAAGATAAGCTGCGTTGGCAAATTGCCGATACAGGTCAAAACAGAGAGACATATCTTATCAATGAATCTGGATTATATTCGCTAATACTAAAATCAAAGATGCCAAGTGCGAAGAAATTTAAAAGGTGGGTAACTAGTGAAGTATTACCACAAATTAGAAAGACTGGTAGTTATGAATTAAACATTCCAAAGACATTACCAGAAGCATTGAGGTTATATGCTGATGAAGTAGAGGCCCATAATCAATCAAAGGCAATCATAGAGCAACAGAAACAACAGATTGCAGAATATGAACCAAAGATAGATTATGTTGATAAAATTCTAAGTTCACAAAATGCAATGACTGTAACACAGATTGCTGCAGATTATGGATTAAGTGCCATAGCGTTAAATAAGATACTACATGATGACCATATTCAACGTAATGTAAATGGGCAATGGATTTTGTATAGTGATCTAATGCACAACGGATATACAAAAACAAAAACACATACATATATAACTTCAGATGGAAGATTAGAAAGTAAAGTATCAACACGATGGACACAAAAAGGCAGATTGATGATACATGAGTTATTAAAAAAACGTGGTATTAAAGCCATATGTGAGGAGGTAGCATGAAACCGCTCATATATAAAGGCCTTAGATTAGGAACAAATAAAACAGAATGGGTGAGTAGTGATGAAATAAAGCAAAGCTACTCACAAATTAGATTGTTGGCAATACAAAATGATAACTATGCATGGATACCAATTACAGATGGAACACTATGTAGAGGAAGTGAAGCTAAAGACATCACAGGGAAGAGGATATACGAAAAGGACCATATAGAGTTTGATTGTAAATCAGTACAAGGAACTCCATTGGTAGCGGAAGTATATTACAGTACAGATAAATTTCAATGGCGATGCAAAGCAATCAATCATCAACAATCTGATGCGGTACTAGATTTTGATTTAGCATTTGTTATAAATAACGGAAATGCAAAAGTAATAGGAAATAAATTAGAGGGGTATGAACATGAATGATAGATACAGGAATGTATGCAAAGCACATGATCATATTGTAAAGTGCAGGACTAAAGAAGGGAAAAGGATATTCATACCACGTTGGGGATACGTGATAAATCCTTCTGATAAATTACAAACTACAAGCATAAAAAGAAACGCTTACAAGGTAAACCGTAAATTTAATCAATGGGCGAGGAAACTATGGATGTACCATGCAGAGGGTGCAAGTTTAGAGAAGTAGCTTACCATGGCAAATGTGAAAGCTATTTAGAATATAGAAGAAAGCTAGATGAGCAAAATAAAGAGAGATACAAAGAAATTGATACATATAGATATGTAGGGGACAATGTGAGAACGATAAAACATAAGATGCGAAAAGCAAAGTACGGATGCACAGTAAGGGATTGAGGTGGCGCAAATGTTAGTGAAAAATGAAAACGAGTATTGTTGGAGTTTCGATGGTGATGCTGGTAGTCCACAAAGCAGCATTGAAGAGGCTATTGATGACTTTTTAAACTACTATGAAAGCTATTGTTGGGATGATAAGAACAATGTTGAATATTTAGAAGAAGAGGTATTGGATGATTACGTAGAAATAGGGCATCCATACTATTATGTTCCAGAAGTAGATGGTGAGCGTGTAATTTATGATCTTCTAGATAATGACTTACCTGAAGAATTTGCTGAATGTGATTTTGTATATTTTAAAAAGGTAAAGCAAGAACATCTATGTGAATTAAGCAAAGAATTGACAGAAGTATTTAGAAAATGGGAAAAATCACATGGATATGGATATAGCGCATATTTAGTGAAAGAAACAGAACTATATAGAATTGGTGATTATATCGATTCAAACGGAAATTATAAATAGGAGCAAACGATGCAAAGAAAATGTCATAGGTGCGATAGGCTATATACACCAATAGATCATAATACATGGTGTCCAGATTGTATGGCAGGGAAACCTGTAGTACCACGCAAGACTAAAAAGCAAGTAGAAAAAGAGAACAAAGAACGAATGGAGAGAGTATATAAGTACACAAGATATTGCATTCAGTGTGGAAAGAAGTTCTATACAAATCGAGTAAACAAGACGATATGTGGTGAATGGGAATGTGAAGAAAAGCAACAAAAACAATTATTACAAGCAAGGCGAACAAAAGAACGTGCATTAAGGGGGTTATAGAATGATTAGAGTGTTAAGCATATCATTTGGAGAATATACCAAAGTAACATATATGAAACATAACGGCAGATGTGATGAAACGTATCAATTAAAAACAAAAGACCTGTACAGGCCAGAAATGATACGACAATACGAAAAAATGAAAGAACTATTTTTACAATGGTTTCCAACATTTAAGTTTTCAGCCAACATGTATTACATGGTAGGAATGGGAATTAAATATAACAAGCATGATGATACATTGATTGATAAAGTAAAAGTAACAGGCGGTTTAGAAAATAAAGCAGGTAGTTTGTGTAAGGTAGTGAGTGAATGGCTACCAGTAGGAATAAGTGAAAACAAAATAATCATGGAGTTTCTAAAAGAAGTGGTTATGTTTGTTCAAGGGGAAAGAGCGCAAGGAAAACTTTTTGAAAACACAGAAATAGAAGAGGCAATAGATGCAATTGATGCGGATGATAGCCATGTATTCCATGTTAATGATCTACAAGCTAAAGGAGTAACACAATAATGAATGGGAGATTGATATATGTAGCGCATCCATTTGGTAGCACAAATGGAATAAATTGTGATGATGTCATAAATAGTAATCAGATGGCAATAGATAAAATTATGAAAGAGTTAGTATTAAAAGATAGAAATAATGTATATCTATCTCCATTACATAATTTCTCTATGTTATATTTTGAAAAAGAGTATGCTAAGGGATTACAAATTTGTTTAGATATGTTGGAAAAGTGTTCAGTATTAATATTATGTGGAGATTGGCAACACTCAAAAGGATGCATTGGAGAATGGGCTTATGCTAATGCAAGAAATATAAAAATATATTCTCTTGAGGAATGGGAAGAATATCTTGATAAGCAAGGGGATATTAGTCGATGACAGGAAGGGAATATTTAATTCAAATAAGAGATACCGATTTGAACATTAGATGTAAGGAGAGGGAAATATTTAGATTGCGACAGGATATAATGAGCCTACAAGCAATTGACTATAGCAAGGAAAGAATTAGTGGCGGTCAACCAATAACCATCGCAGATAAAGTTGCAAACCTTGATGCGGTTACAGATGAGATTATGAAAGAATGGAGTACATACCTACAAGAGAGAGAACGAGCAAGGTTTATGATCAATCAAATTCGCAGTACAAAACAAAGGACGGTATTAGTAGATAGGTACATTAATGGATGTACATGGGAAAAGGTAGCAGAACTAATTGATTGTTCAAGGCAGAATGTTCATAATCTACATAAAAGAGCAATCAAAAATTTTGAGGAAATTTATAAAAAGGTTGCTATTATTTGACACTCTATATATGAGATACTGTATGTGGGCATGAACGGGTTGAACACGTCAAGCCTCCTTAAAAAACTACATACCCTAAAAGGACTTCATCATAATTGGTCGCATAACACGATATGATGCGGTCCTTTTTGGTTTATAAGAGGAAATATGAAGCACAAAAGAATTATATCGAAGAAAACAATTAATGAGATACGCTCTACACGATGTGAAATTTGCGGTCAAAGGACAAACATTGAACCGCATCATATTAATACACGTGGAAGTGGTGGCGGTGATATTAGAGAAAATCTAATCCAACTATGTACACAATGCCATATCAATACACATAGTGGACAACATCCAACAAAAGATGATTGCTTAAAAAAAGTAGCAGAGCGTGAAGGTATTACATATGATGAAGTATATGCTATTAATAGGAAAGCCATGGGGTATGAGGTATAAAATTTAGTAGCCTAGAAAAAAGGGGTGGGTTTATAAAAAATGGCAAAGGAGTATTCTAAAAACTTCTATAATTCATATAGATGGAGAAGATGCGCAAAAGCATATGCAGAATCAAAATTATATATATGTGAAAGATGCCATGGGTTAAAAAGCGTAAACAAGGTTGACGGAACTAGACAACGTTGGGTAGTGCATCATAAAAAACCTCTAAACCCCAATAATATTAATAATGATGAAGTTGCTTATGGATGGGATAACCTTATGTTCTTGTGTATTGAATGCCATAACGCAATACATGCAGAACTAGATGCGCTGGCAGTACCAAATGGAATTACTAGCGGTGCAAGTCTATTGATTAAGCCTACACGTGATTTGATATTTAATGAGATGGGCGATTTAGTTGCGGTAAATGATAATGAATATGATAACGATTAACTCCCCCCCCATATTTTTATACAGAAAATATTTTTTTCTACACCGGGGCAGCAGTTTCGTTTAAAACGCAGGTCGCACATGTGAGGGGTGTGGTTAACAAAGGAGTGATAGGAGTTGACAAATGAAGAAAAAGAAAAAATAAAAAAGAAGAGAATTACAGAATATAACAAGATTTTCAAGGAACTTCCACAAGAAAAGAAAAAGTTGATTAGAAAATCAATTGAGCAAGCTGTACACATGGAAATGCAGTTAGATGAACTACAAATTCAATTAGAAAAAGTAGGATTTGTGGAAGAATATTGCAATGGAAACAATCAATTTGGTAAAAAAGAATCGACTGAATCAAAGGCATATAACACGTTGATGAAAAACTATATTGCCATCATAAAAGTACTGTTGAGCGAATTGCCACAGACTAAAAATGAAGATGATGATGAAGGATTTAAGAAATTTATTATGGAACGTGTTAGACGATGAACCCAATCAGAGAATACTATAACCAAATCATTGATGGTGAAATAGTTGTATCTGATCGTGTTCGTAGGATATATAAGCATTTAGTCGATAAGTTAGAAAACCCAAGTCAATATATCTATGATAAGGACAGGGCAGAAGTTGCAATTGATTTCATTGAGCTGTTTTGTAAACATTCTAAAGGTAAGTGGGCAGGAAAACCAGTAATCTTAGAATTATGGCAAAAAGCAATGATTGCTGCATTATTTGGATTTGTTGATAAAGATACAAAAGCAAGGCAATATCAAGAACTCATATTGATAGTGGCACGTAAAAACGGTAAGTCCACTGTAGCGGCCGCAATAGGCCTTTTTTTGTTGGTTGCGGATGGTGAAATGGGTGCTGAAATATATAGTGCTGCAACAAAGCGTGACCAAGCAAAAATTATATGGGATGAAGCGGCTAAAATGATAAAAAAAAGTAAGTCGCTTAATAAAGTTTGTCATATTCGTGTTAACAGAATTTTGTGTGATGTAAATGATGGAAAATTTGTACCGCTTGCATCAGATTCTAATAATCTTGATGGGTTAAATGTTCATGGAGCATTGATTGATGAATTGCATGCTATCAAGGATAAGAATTTGTATGATGTAATCGTTGATGGTATGAGCGCACGTGAACAACCACTAACCATTATTACTAGTACTGCTGGTACAGTTCGTGAAAATATTTACGATATTAAATATGATGAGGCTTGTCAAATTGTAGATGGGTATGATGATGAGCAAGGGTATAAAAATGAACGTATCTTACCAATAATTTATGAGTTAGATAGTAGAAAGGAATGGACAGATCCTAATTGTTGGGCAAAAGCTAATCCGGGACTAGGAACAATAAAAAGCATTAGCCAATTAGCTGAAAAAGTTAAATCAGCACAAAATAATCCTATTCATGTTACAAATCTACTAACAAAGGACTTTAATGTTCGTGAAACATCATCAGAGGCATTTTTAACATTTGAACAATTAAACAATATAGCAACATACGATATTGCTAAATTAAAGCCAAGATATGGGATAGGTGGAATAGACTTATCAGCAACTACAGACTTAACATGCGCCACATTGTTATTCATGATACCTAATGACCCTGTAAAATATATCAAGCAAATGTACTGGATACCAGAAGATTTATTTGAAAAAAGAGTGCAAGAGGATAAAGTACCGTATGATGTGTGGTATAAAAGAGGGTTTATACGGAAATCACCGGGCAATAGAATTGACTATAGGCTAATTGTTGATTGGTTTAAAGAAAGACAAACGGAAGATGATATTTACTTATATAAATGTGGGTATGACGGATGGAGTGCTACATATTTTGTAGAAGATATGAAATCAGAGTTTGGGCGGTCTGTAATGAATCCAGTCATTCAAGGTAAGAAAACGTTGAGCGGACCAATGAAAGCATTGGGCGCAGAACTGGAAGCAAAATTAATCAACTATGATAACAATCCAATATTGAAATGGTGTATGGCTAATGTGGAAATAGATGTAGATCGTAATGGTAATATTCAGCCAACTAAATCCATTCATGCAAAGAAAAGAATTGATGGATTTGCATCTATGTTGGATGCATATGTTGAGTATGAACGAAATCAAGAAGATTACCACAATGTAATTTAAGAAAGGAGGTGAGATAATGAACTATCGAAATATCTTTAATAAAATATTTGGATTTGGCAATACTGATAAAGCTAATTTAACTGGGGCAGAGTTCTTAGATGGATATACGAATGTATTTACCCCTTTTAGTGGAGTGCCATATACAGATACCACGTTTAGAGATTGTACAGATACGATTGCTAGACATTTAGGTAAAATGAAGCTTAAACATATCAGACGAACAAGTGATGGAATGGTACAAGGTTCTATATCTATTAACCACATATTGGGAACAAGACCAAATCCATTTATGACGGCAAGTGAATTTTTAGAAAAAGTAGTTGCACAATATTTCAATTACAATAACGCATTTATTTATGTAAAACGTGATGTAAATGGCGTGATTGAGGGCCTATATCCATTAGACTTTGGAAGTGTAGAAGTTAAAGTGGATAAGGATAACAATTTATATGTTAAATTCCAATTTATTAATGGCAAAAGTATGACTGTACTGTATGATGCGGTTATTCATATTAAACGGCATTTTAACAGTCATCAGCTATTTGGTGAAGATAACTCAAGAGCCTTAAAAGAGGACTTGGATTTATTGCATGCAGTAAAGGCCGCAATTATAAACTCTGTAAAAAATGGTAACTCGTTACGTGGGATTATCAATTTTGAAGGTACAGTACGTGAAGATGACCAACAGGAACTATGGAAGAAGTTTACTGATCGTTATGTATCAAATGCAAATGGTAGTGGGATTGCTACGTTGGATAATAAAGCAACATTTCAACAGTTAACAACAACTATCAGCACCTTTAATAAAGGTCAAATGGATTTTGCAAGAGACATGGTGTATAAGCACTTTGGTTTGAATGAAAAGATTGTAAGTGGTAATTACACAGAAGATGAATATATAGCGTTTTATGAATCTGTATTAGAACCAATTGCTATTAAATTAACGCAGGAATTTACAGAAAAACTGTTTACAAGCCGCGAAAAGGGACATGGAAATGAAGTGATAGTTGAAAGCAATAGATTATCTTATATGTCTGTAGCAAGTAGGATTAAAATTTGTCAAACGCTATTGCCTACAGGGGCTGTTACAGTAAATGAAATTCGTGAAATCTTTGGTTATGAAGGTGTTGAAGGTGGAGATGAACGTCTTGTAAGTTTAAACTTCGCTAAGTATAAAGACCTTTCAGAATATCAAATAAATGCATCGAAAGGAGGTGATACAAATGAGGAAGAACCGAAAAATGGAACACCGAATGATGACGGTGCAAGCGATACAGAATGATACTGATGATATTCAAACACGAACAGTAGAAGGATATGCTGCAGTGTTTAATGAAGAAACGCTAATTTGGAAATCTGAATATACTGGGTATGAATATCGTGAAGTGATTTTACCGGGCGCATTTGATAATACTGATTTTAGTCAATGCGTATTGAATTACAATCATGGCGGTATGCTATTTGCCAGAACCGCTAGTGGAACATTGCAGTTAACTGTTGATGAAAAAGGATTGAAATTGACAGGTGATATAGCAGACACTTCGATTGGAAATGATGTGTATTCTTTAATTAAACGTGGTGATCTAAACAAAATGTCATTCGCCTTTATTGTTAATGGTGAAGAAGAAGAGATTGACCGAGAAAATAAAGTATACACACGAAAAATCAAATCAGTAAAAGCGGTATATGACGTATCTATTGTAGATAACCCTGCATATAAAGGCACATCGGTTAGTGCTAGAGCAAATGGGGACTATGAGAGATATGAAGATATCGAAAAAAGAAAACGGCTAACATTGTTGGCCATGACATAAAAAAGTATTAGACACGCAGTAAGCGTGTTTTTTTATTAACTAAAAGGAGAGATAATATGAATCGTTTGGAACAAATTAGACAACGTAGAGCAGAATTGCGTGCGATGTTGGAAGATACTACACAAGTTAACTTGAATCTTGATGAAATCGAAACTGAGTTACGTGAATTGGAAGCAGAAGAAACTGAACTCGAACGTAGAACAGCAATTTTAAATACTGTTCCTACTGCTACTACAGTGCCTGTACCTGTAGCAGAACAACGTACACAAGGTGCAGAAGTATTTGATTCCATGGAATATCGTAATGCATTCATGCAATATGTAATGAATAACACACCAATTCCTGCAGAATTACGTCAAAATGAAAACACATTAACTACAGATATTGGCGCAGTAATTCCACCAACAGTTTTGAACAAGATCGTTCAAAAAATGGAAAGTGTTGGAATGGTATTACCATTAGTTACCAATACAAACTTTAAATCTGGTCTTGCTATTCCTACAAATAATGTAATGCCTGTAGCAACATGGGTGGCAGAAGGTAAAGGCTCTGAACGTCAAAAAGCAACGCTTGGTAATATTCAGTTTGGCCACTTTAAATTACAATGCCGTGTATCAATTTCTTTGGAAACATCTGTAATGGCATTATCCGCTTTTGAAAATATGATTTCCAATAATGTATCTAAAGCCATGGTAAAAGCAATTGAAAATGCAATTATCAATGGTACAGGTAATGGTCAGCCAACAGGGATTTTAAAAGATGCAGCCGCTGGTGTGAAGGTGGAGGTTAAAGACTTTGACTATGCAACACTAGTTAAAGCAGAAGCTGAATTGCCTGTTGAATATGAAGAAGGTTCTGTATGGGTAATGACAAAGAAAACATTCATGAATATTGCAGGTATGACAGATAAAAATGGACAACCAATTGCACGCGTTAACTATGGTATGGGTGGAAAACCTGAACGCTCTATTCTTGGTCGTGGCGTATTGATTGTACCTTATCTTAAAAACCTTGATGCGGCTGCAGTTGGTGATATTGTAGCGTTTATTTATCGTTTTGAAGATTATGCATTGAACACTAACTATCAAATTGGTGTAAAAACATATGAAGATAATGAAACAGATGATATTGTTCGTAAATCTACAATGATTTGTGATGGCAAACCTGTTGATACAAGTTCTTTGGTTAAATTAGCTAAGAAAGCATAGGTGTAATGTATGTTGACGGTAGCGGATGTAAAACTATACCTACGAATAGATGAAGATATTACAGAAGATGATGTATTTATTGAGGAATCTATAAATGCCGCTATCACGTACATTGAGCAAATGACTGGGAAACCATATATTGACGATCCACTATATCGTAGAGCTGTACAATATATGGTTGCTCATTGGTACGAAAATAGGGAAGCAACCTCATCTAAAACATTTGTACATGATTTGCCATTTACGCTAGGGCCATTAATTCGCCATATTGCATTATCTAAGAATTATCCAAGTGAGGAGACATAAAATGCTAAATATGGACGGAATCGGAAGATTGACGAAAAGAATTGAAGTACTAGCGTATCAAGATATTGAACACGATGGAATAACTAAACAAAAACTGGTTAGGTTGATACCTAATAGAATTTGGGCAAGGATAGAACCCTTGCGTAGTAGGCAATATCTTGAAATGTATAAAGAAAAAGTAGACGAATTATATAAAATTACAATCAGATATAGAACTGGAATAACTGATGGTGTGCTAATTAAATATAAGGATGTAGTCTACAAAGTTAAAACTGTAATTGATCCATATGAAGAACATACAAAATTAGAATTGATGTGCAATATCTATAAAAGAGGGAAATAATGAATATTAAAACCTTCATGGAGAGATTGGATAAATATATTAAAGAGTATCCTGTAGAAACAGAACAAGCGATGCGTAAAGAAGCTAATCGAATGAAAAAAGAATTAGTAAGCGCATCACCTGTAGGTAAAGGGAGAAAACGAAAAATTTCAAAAAGTTGGAAAATGACTATTAATGGAAGCAGTAGTAGAACACTAGAAGCAACTTTACGGAATACATCACCTCATTTTCACCTAGTAGAGCGTGGGCATGTCATGAAAACTATGCATGGAAAAATAAAAGGATTCAAACAGGGAACATTTTTCTTTAAAAGGACGGTTGAAAAAAATAGAAATGATATAAGAACAGCTGTTGGTGAACACATGTTTAAAATATTGAGGAAGAAAATAAAAGATGGCTAACCGATTATCACAAGTGGCAATATGGAAAGCTGTAGCAAAGAAAATACATGAAGAATATGGATGCACGGTATATAGTGATGAAGTTTTAGAAGAATTCACTATGCCGTGCTTTTTTGTAAAACTTTTAATGAGTTCAGAAATGCAAACAAAGAATTTCATTAAAAGAAATGTAACTATTATTGCTACATATTTTCCAAGTAATGAAGATAAGGATGAAGAACACTATTTAACAGTGTTTGATAAATTCTTACTATTATTTCAAATGGGTTTTCCTGTTGGCGATCGTTATTTGCATGTAGATGATATTCAACAAGATAGAGTAGGAGAAGAAGATGATATTCTTCAAATTACAATGGATATTACATTCATGGATACAACAGGACGTATTGAAAGAATGAAAGAAGAAGGAATCACAATGGGTGATGTTAAATTAACAGTAGAAGTGGAGGATAAATAATGGCTAAATTAGGAATGCCTACAGTTGTAGTTAAATTTATTGAAGCTGGTATTGAAGCCATTCAACGTTCCCAAAGGGGAATTGTTGCATTAATTTTAGAAGATACTAAACAGGTAATTGATAAATTAGCGACAAAAACAAATGGTCATGAAGTATTACCTAATCCATTTTTGGTATATACAGTAGATGATATTCCAGAAGAATTATCAGATAAAAACAAGGATTACATTTTAAAAGCATTAAAGGGTTACAATAAACCACCATTAAAAATTGTTGTGTATATGATGCAACAAGGTGGCGATAAAACTGGTGCTGATAGATTCCAAGAACCATTAAAAGTAATGCTTACAGAACGATTTGATTATTTAGCAATTCCAACAATTGAAAATGCTCAATTGGAATATGTTGCAACGTGGGTAAAAACAGCACGTGAAAATAAGTTCAAAAAAATTAAGGTTGTATTACCGGGTTCTAATGCAGATTATGAAGGTGTAATCAATTTTGGTAATACAAAAGTATTTACAGCTGATCGTGAATATAAACCAGCTGAATATACTGCACGCATTGCAGGTCTTGTGGCAGGCACAAATATGACACAAAGTGCTACATATGCACCATTAGGAGAAGTCATTGATTGTGACCGTCATACTCAAGATGAAATGGATACAATGGTGAATGAAGGTAAATTCTTCATTTGGTATGATGGCGAAAAGTTTAAAATGAGTCGTGCTATGAACTCTTTGGTAACAACAAGCCAAGGAAAGCTAGAAGGATATCAAACAATCAAAATTGTAGACATTATGGATATGATTTATGACGATATCAGAAAAACTGCACAAGATTCTTACATTGGTAAATATACAAATGATTATGAAAACAAATGTTTGCTAATTAGTGCGGTTTTAGGATATTTTAAACAATTAGAAAATGAACGATTGTTACAAAAAGATTACTCTACATGTGAAATTGATTGTGAAGCAGTTCGAACATACCAATTATCACATGGCTTATTCACAAAAGAAGAATTAGCAAAAATGAGTGATGATGAAGTTAAAAAATTGGATACTAAGAAGATTGTATTCTTAAAAGCAAAAGTAAGACCGCTTGATGCAATGGAAGATATCCAATTACCAATTAATATTTAATAGGAGGGACACATGGAGAATTTTGCAGCGCAACAGGTAATGACAGGCTCTCATGGGCAAGTGTGGTTAGATGGTTCTTTGGTATCACAAGCTACCGCCGTTAAAGCTACAATTAAATTAAGCAAAGAAGAAGTTAAAAAAGCCAAGACAATGAGTAAACAATATAAATATGTTGGTTATGAAGGTACAGGCAGTTTAACTATGAACAAAGTATCTTCTTTGATGATTAGTAAAATGGCTGAAAATCTAAAAAAAGGTAAAGCCACTGTATGCCAATTAGTAATTCAATTAGATGATCCTGATGCTAAAGGTGTAGAAACAGTAACATTGTATGATGTAACCTTTGATTCCTTAGACCTTGCCAACTGGAAAGTAGGCGCATTGGTAGAAGAATCTGTAGACTTTACGTTTACAGAGTTTGATGTGATTGATATAGTGGAGGACTAATAGATGAGCAATATCATTGACAAATTGATGGAGAAAGACCTAGATACATTAAAAGAGGCAGCTAAAAAGGACCTAGAAATCACTCGATTATCAAAAGTTTTTAATGAACCTTTTACTGTTACAGTAAAGGAAATTAGTTATAAGCGTATTACAGACCTTCGCATGTTAGCTACTGATGATGGTGTAGCCGATGAAAGTCAATTTTTACAGTTCGTTGTAACGGACGGCATTGTTTCTCCAGATTTTGGAGCGAAAGAATTATTACAAAAATTCCAAGTTCCATCCAAACAGGCATTATATACAAAGTTATTTAAAGCAGGTGAATTGGAGTTGATTGCACGTGAAGTATTAGCTCTATCTGGATATGGTGATAAAGCCATAAAAAAAGTAATTAATGAAGTAAAAAACTAATATATTCCGATGGTGATGTAAATCTTGCATATTACATGTATGTCAATCATGATGTAATGCCATCGGAATTTCACAAAATGGGGCATGGGGAACGTGTAGTTCTCCGTGCTTTTATGTTGCAAGAAATTAAGGACAGAGAGGAGGCGAAAAAAGGATGAGTGAAGTAATTGATTTGGTGATGCGTTTACATGATGGTGTTACATCAGTATTATCTGGGATTAATTCACAAATGGCTGCAACTGCTAATATGGCAGATAGGCAAGGCAGAAAACTGCAGAATATAGGCAGAGGCATTAGTGGAATTGGTAATGCACTAATGCCTGTATCTGCTGCTATTGTTGGGATAGGCGCCGCCTCTGTTAAAGCTTTTGTTGGATTTGATTCTGCTGTTACTTCTGCTGGTGCTAAAGCAGGAGCAACACATGATGAAATGATTAAATTGAGAGATGTTGCAAAACAGTTAGGAGCAGATTTCCCTATAAGTGCTACACAAGCAGCGGAAGCGATGGATGGATTAGCTGCAAGCGGTATGAATGCAAATCAAATTATGAGTTCATTGCCATCAATTGTAGAAGCATCTGTTGCATCTGGTGAAAACTTGGAAACAACAGCAAGCATTGTATCTGGCGCATTAAATACATGGGGACTACAAGAAGGTAATGTAGCAGAGAATGCAACACGTATGGCCGATGTAATCCAAATGGCTGCTAACAAATCACGATTAGATATGATTGGGTTTGGCAATGCAATTCAATATGCAGGTGCACCAGCGGCTGCATTAGGAATATCTGTAGAAGAATTATCTACATCATTAGCTATCATGAGTAATAACAATATTGAGGCATCAACGAGTGGCCGTGCGTTGCGTATGATGTTAAGTAGATTAATAGACCCTCCAAAAGAAGCCGCACAAGCATTACAAAAACTAGGAATTGTCACTACTGATTCACAGGGCAAATTTATTGGCCTTGGTAAAGTATATGATCAATTGCGAACTAAAATGCAAGGACTAACAGAAGCTGAAAAATTTAAGTTGGCAGGTGATATTGCAGGAACAGAATCTACATCTGCATTATTAGCAGTATTGAACACTACTAAGGAAGCATACGATGATATGCGTAGTTCAATGGATTCTGCAACAGGTTCATCTAAAGCACAAGCCGATATAATGAAGAAAACATTGCTTGGGTCATTCAAGGATTTAGAAAGTAAAGTAGAGGCGTTAGCTATTAGCTTTGCTGATGTATTGCAGCCTAGGGTACAAAAGGTGGCTGACACAATCGGTAATCTAGCTAAATACTTTACTAATTTAAGTCCAGCCATAAAAAATGCTGCAATTGATGTAGGCCTTAGTATTGTGGGCTTTACTGCTTTTGCTAAAATATTAGGGCCTATTACAAGTGGAATTGGCTCATTGATGCGGACATATGCTAATGTTGGTAAAGTGTTACGTGGCCAAAGTATCAATAATAAATTATTAGAAGTATCTGTAAAGGGTATTGCCAGAGCTTTTAGTGGAATTGGTAGTATAGTGATGAGAGTATTACCAATGATAGGGAGATTAATTCCATTAGTCTTGACAGGACCTGTAGGGATTGCAATTGGTGTAGTTGCATTGTTAGGATTAGCAATTTACAAAAATTTTGACAAAGTAAAACCGATATTAGAGGGAGTAGGACAATCGTTTATAGGTGTTGTAAACATAATAAAAGGTGCAATCAATCGAATTATCGTTGTAGTACAACCTATAGTATCAAAAGTAGCAAGTGCATTTGGTAAATTAATTAATCAAGTGGCTACATCATTTGGTAGAATTTATCAATTAATGTCTCCTTTCTTAAATATTATTTTCACTGTTGTAAGTAAAGTAGCTAAAGTTTTGATTGGTGGACCGCTTGCAGTAGCATTAGGGGCATTAGTAGTTGGCTTTAATGTAGCGGTAGCAGGAATTACAGGGATTCTTACTTTTGCATTAAATGTAATTGAAGGTATTGTAACAGGGATTACAAGTGTGTTAAGTGGTATTACAGATTTTATTGTTGGGGTATTTACTGGTAATTGGAGCATGGCGTGGAATGGCATCGTTCAAATATTTGAAGGTATAGTAACACCAATTAAATCCATATTTACAGGGGTAATAGATGGCATTAAAGCAGCAATAAATAGTTTAATTTCTGGTGTAAATGGAATATCTGTAGATATTCCAGACTGGGTGCCGGGTGTAGGTGGCTCTCATTTTGGGCCATTAAACATTCCGTTATTATACTCTGGGACTGATAACTGGAAAGGTGGCCCTGCTATGATTCATGATCGAGGGGCTGAAATAGTAAACTTACCAAGTGGAGCACAAGTAATACCGCATGCACAGTCATTGAATACTGCATATAATCAAGGGAAACGTAGTTCATCTAGTAATAGCATCAATGTAAATATAGCGAATCTTAATATTAGAAATGATGGAAAATCTGTAGAAGAGTTGACATTTGAAATTGCAGAACAAATTCATTACCAATTACAAAAACGTTCTATTAATAGAATGGAGGGAGCTGTATAATGTCTTTTTTTGATGCAATTATGAGTTTCTTTGGTGGTAAAGGAATACCACAAGGATGCCAATTTACATTATCATGTGCAGGACAAAATATAGTATTGCCAGTAACACCAGCTTCATTTAAAGTTGGGAGAACATACAATAATAGCACGTTAAATATAAATGCAATTGGAGAAATTAATATGTTAGGCAAAAGAGGTCTTCAAACATTATCATTTGAAGGCTTTTTTCCTGCACAAAAATATGAATGGTCAGAAACGAATGAAACAAATCCTTATAACCTAGTAAGAAAAATAGATGGATTTGCTACAAGTGGTAAGCCGTGTAAGATTTCAATTTCAAATACCTCAATTTCTATGTACTGTACAATTGAAGCATTTAATCATGATGAGCATGATGGTACTAGTGATGTATATTATGAGATGACACTCAAAGAATATAGGTACATAAAACCAACATCAGAGATAAAAAATGATACTACAGGCTTATATAGTAGAATTGCCGAAGCACCAGAAGAGCAAGCTGTAACATCATATCCACAAGAACATTTCATGGATACAGCTAATAAGGCAGTATCAAAAATAATGCCAATTGCTGAACAAGGCAAAAAGGCATTAAACATGTATAAGATGATGGTTAAAGCTGGTAAAAGTCCAATTGGTGCAGTTTTAAAAGTATCTAAGCGGTCATTAAAAATGAATGGTAAGGAGTGGCCACTATGATTACATTAATAGAACATATTAATGAAAAGGATGAAAGAGTAGATATTACACATCTTATTTCTAAGTTTACATGGAGCGGTGATAGAGAAGAAGCTGCAAGAAAGTTAGAGTTTTCATATGCTTACAACCCTAAAGATATATCATTTCCGAATTATTTAATTGATTTAGGTGATCGTATTGAAGTGACAGTAGATAATGCAAAGATATTTACTGGACGTGTTTTCTTTAGAAAAAGAAATACAAATGACAATACATATGATATTACTTGTTATGATGGGATGATATACCTAGCAAAGTCTAAAGTAAGTTTAGTTTTTAATGCTACAAATGTAGTTGATGCTTTCAAGCGTGTATGCGCAGAGGTTGAAGTACCTGTAGGGACCTTACCAGATATACCTACAGTAGTAAACTTTGTGGCAGATAAAAAAACATGTACAGAAGTTTTTCAAATGTTGTTTGAGAAAACAAAGGCTGATATTCAAAAAGATTACACAGCCATATTACTAGCAGATGGAATTAATTTGGTAGAAAAAGGAACAACCATTGAAGAGTATATAGCTAGGGATACATACGATGTAATAAGTTCATCACATTCTGAATCAATTGAGGAAATGGTAAACAGAGTAAAAACTGTTGACGCTGCAGGCAATGTGATTCGAATAGATAATGAAGATGCATTAATTAAAAAGTATGGTATTTTCCAAGATATTTATAAAAATCAGCCAGAACCAAAGGAAAAGAAAGCTACTAAAAAGAAAAAGGCTACTAGTACAAGTACACCAAAGAAACCCAAGTTTCCTGTTGATAATGTGGCAAAAGCCAAAGCAAAAATCAAAGGAATCAAAATGGAATCAAGTATTTCTGCTATAGGTAATATGCAATGTATAGCAGGGTATTCTGTAGTAATTGAGGAAGAACAGCTAAAAGGAGTATTCTTCATTAAGTCAGATAATCATACATTTGAAAATAATACACACATCATGGAATTAAATTTAGAGTACATTAGAGAACCAGAGGAAGGAGAGGGTGAAAGTGCCGAAGAAAAACAATGATCCTTATGCAGGAATATTAGGTATCATGAGCGATGTAGGTGGAAACGCTGGAAAGCAAGCGATGCCGGGAATTGGCACTATAGTATCACCACCTCCAAATTTGGTGGTATCGTTCAATGGAATGGAGTTAAACAGTAATTTTTTATGGGTAGATGAATATTGGTTACAAGGTCATTATAGAGAATCTAAGGGGCATATTGTAAGCGAAACACAACCACGCAGCGGTGGCGGTGGCTATGCAGAATTTGCTAGTCATACACACGCTATTCATAATGATTACACAAAAACTAGAATCATGACTGATACATGGCATGTAGGAGATAAGGTAATGCTAATTCCAATAGTAGGGGATGATGAAAGTACAGCAGAGCAATATTTTGTATATGGAAAATGTAGGAGGTTAGACGGCAATGAGTAATCCATTTATGAAAGGGAATAAACCAAGTAGTATTGACGTTCAAAAAAATCTACCATTATGCAAGGAACTAGCTTGGGACTTTCAGAGAGATACATACCAATATGATAGAAATGGCAATCATAAATATGTAACAGGTAATGACGCTATCAAAGTATGGGTTTGGAAAACCTTGAGAGTAGAGAGGTACAGATATAGAGCATATTATGATGATTATGGTATTGAGTTTGAACAGTTTATTGGTAAAAAGCCAAATGATACACCTAGTCAATATGAACTGTTTGAGTATGTAAAGGATGCGTTATTGGTTAACCCATACATTATAAATGTAGATGCTGTAGATGTAATTCAAGAACATAAAACTATTACATTACAAATTGAATTACAAACAATATATGGTCCAAATACGATAGGAGTTGAAGTATAATGCTAGAACCACAAAGTAAGCAAGATGTGCTAGGACGGCTACTAGCAGATTTCAAAAAAATAGATAAAGAAGGATTGAGTATACATGAAGGAACATTTGTATTTGATACATTAAGTTCAAATGCGGTTGAGTTTGAAAAATCATATGCGGAAATGCAATTGATACTTGATGCGGCTTTTCCACAAACTGCATGGGGCGAATACTTAACACGTCATGCGGAATCTCATGGGGTATTTAGAAAAAGTGCAACACAAGCTAATGTAATGTTAACTATTACTGGAACTGCAAATACAGTAGTACCAAAAGGAAGTTTATTTGGCACAGATAATGATGAAACCTTTAGAACCACTATTGAAATTACGCTAGGTGAAACTGGAAGTGGGAAAGTATTGGCGGTATCAGAGCTAACAGGTAAATCATTAAATGTAGGAGCTAATACAATTACAGAAATAGTAGGTGGGATTTATGGAGTAAGTACAGTTAACAATGAAGCGGCTGCATATGATGGATATGATGAAGAAACTGATGCGGAACTACTAGATAGATTATTATTGAAAGTAAGAAAACCAGCAACAAGCGGTAATGCATATCACTATGAACAGTGGGCAAGATTAGTTAATGGAGTATTTTTAGTAAAAGTAATCCCATTATGGAATGGACCGGGAACAGTAAAAGTTATTATTATCAATAATGAGCGTGAAAGTGCGAGTACAGAATTGATTGAAAAAGTTAAAACTGTAATTGCAGAAAATGCACCAATTGGAGCTACTGTAACAGTAGTTACACCAACGATATTTGATATTAATATAGAGTTAACGGTAACTAAGGGGAAAGCTGAAATAGAAGCTATTAAAAAAGTACTAAATGAAGAGTTTAAAAAGCAAATCTTCAACGGTACATATGTGTCATATGCTAATATTGGCAAGGCTATTTTGGCCAATAAAGAAACAGGAGTATTAGATTATCGTGAGTTAAAAGTAAATAATGGTGTTACCAACATTGATATTACAAATGAACAATTACCAACAGTTAAAGAGGTGATCGTACATGAGTGATTTTATAAGATGGAAAGAGGTGGATATATTAGCATATCTACCTTTTTTTATTGCAAAAGATATGGAGTTTAAGGCAATAAGTGATGCGGATAGTAGAGAGCATGAACGCATTAGATTATTGTTAATGGAATTATTGAAACAAGATAATATCCAAACGGCAACATATGCATTAGATAAATGGGAAGAATTTGTTGGGATTAAACCTAAAAACAATAGTTTTAAGGATAGAAGAAATCGTGTGATTGCAAAGTTAAATACTTCAAATAGCAGCACAAAAGAATATCTTGAAACTATTGCTAATAAGTTTATATCTGATAAGTCTGCTGAAATAATTCCATATAACGAAAAATATATGATGGACTTAAGCTTTACAAAGGACATGTGTGATAACATAGATGATTTACACAGTGCAATTGAAGAATTTAAACCAGCACATATTGGATATATTGTTTGGGAAGAACAAATTGTTGCGCAAAACTTAATAATTACATCATTAGTAGGAGCGCAGGAAGAAACCGTGATAGGCATGATAAAACCATTAGAGAATATTGAGATTGAACACAGTATCTATTATGGGAATGCCATTGGGATAGAAGAAGTAACTATGATAGGAGGTTAATATGGCACAATTTCCGGGGTTAAGCTTGACTGTTCAAGGAAATAAAATGATCCTTAAATCATCAACTGGTAAAACAGAGGACAGACTAATTATTACAAAGGCGGTAATTGGTGATGGGCAGCTAACAGCAAGTATTGATGGTTTAACAGAAATAGTTAGTAAAAAATTAGAAATAGGGTTAAGCCAAGTAAAAGAAGTTGCAAATGGTCAAATGCAATTGCAATTTAATTTTGACAATAGAAAAGTAGAAATTGGCTTTTTTTGGCGAGAAGTTGGATTATATGCAAAAAATGGTGATAGTGGGGAAGAAAAACTTATTGGCTATTCTAATGCCAAAGGTTTAACTTCATATATTCCAGATAAAACTAATGTTATTCCAATGCAACGTTTAGTAATTGCTTTAGGGGTGGGAGATAATCCAAACGTAAAAGGCGAAGTAGATTTTTCTAGTACTATTACTTTAGAACAATTGGAAACAGCAATTGATACACACAATAAAGCAGCAGAAGCACATGCGGAAAAATTTAAAACAATTAATGAAAAGATTACTGCAATAGAGGATTCCAAAGTAGCTAAAACATCTGCTGATTATATTAAATCATTAGTAACTAATACGAATGGATTAGAAGCTACAAAAGGTAATGATACAAAAGAATTGTTAAAATTACTAACTAATGTAGATAGTGATGATAAACAAGGACTAGCACCAACATTATCTTTGGTAAAAACTCTATTAAGTAGTCTAAATATTAAAAATAGGCAAGATGTAGTAAAAGCCTTGGGGGACGAAACATTACAAAGCTTGGGCGTACGGTATGATTTATCGAATCCAAATGCTTGGTATGTCAGCTTTGGCAAGTTGTTTGGCGGTTTAATTATCCAAGGGGGAAATGATAGTGATACCCAAGCATATTACGATATAGGAAGTCAGCAAAGACAAGAGCTGTTTACATTTCCTATATCGTTTAAATCCAAGCCATTATATGTACATCCATATGCAATTAATAAAGTAGAATTAAGGCATTTATCACGAATTGGAATTAGTGATAGCCAGATTACATCAACAGGATTTGCAGCGGTTATTAGTGAGAATTCTAATGTAATAGAACAGATTAAAATGAGGTATATTGCTTTAGGTATTTAAATACCAACAACACACCATTCAATAATAGAGTCGGCTTTTAACATTGATTGATAGCTAGAATGTACTTCGTACCGCATATCTGTATTTGAAATTCTTCTTACAAAAGCACATGCTCCAGAGTTCCCCCAGAATATAGAGGTATCACTAGCAATAATTCCGAATGTATGGAATAAATGACTGCTTATAAATGCTATAGGAAATATAACTTTATTTGTTGTAGTTTCTAAATTATTAGGATCTGATTGTTTTTGCTCTCCAGCTTTTTGTTTTCCCCCTTGGTGATTAAATACCAATAGCAATCCAATATCCATTATTACGAGATTTAGGATAGTTAGTGTTATTGCTACCGCTTACAATTTTAAACGTGCTCGTCGTGATTGCCTTTGGTCTAATAATCATCTCATGCCATGGAGTTGGCTCATCTAGCATCATAGGAAGTACTGCCAGTACTTCGTTAAAACGAATAGGAAATGTTATAGATGCAATTTCAGGGACAAATTTTCCCCCTTGGTTAAATTCCTAATGCAACATAGAATAAATCGCTATTATATGATGCACTAGATGCATCAGCAACGATTGTATAGCCTGTAGTAGTTCGCTTATCTGTATAAGCAACAGAAGCACCACCGATAGCAACAGGCCATTCTAATGTTTGTAATACACCAATACATTCTTTTGCATAAGAGATAGGGAATTGAACATCATATTTTCTACCATCATAAATGGTTAAATTTAATTTTCTTCCCCCTTGGTTAATTACCAATAGCAATCCAACTAATGCCAGTTACACTATTTTGTGCAGTCATATAAGTGAATTTTAAATTTGTGATGGATTTAATTGCACTAGTTACCCATCCATCTTGGTCTAATGTATCAGCAATATTAATAACATTAACGGAAAGTGGGTTATTAAATGCAATAGGGTATACAGTATCATCATTGTAAATATTACGCCCTACAGTAATGTTTACTCTTCCCCCTTGGTCAAATCCCAATAGATAATACTCTAACCTGTCTAATTCCAGAATTTCCAGTTTTATCATAATTAATACTACATAAGAATTGTGTATTATTAATGGCCATTGCCCATGCTGGTCTATCAAAATCATATGCGGTTTTACTGCTTAAGTCAGCAGAACCATTTACATAAAATGGTTTATTTTTAAATGCAATGGGGAATGACCATGGATTTGATGTGCCATCTGTTTCTCCATAGTATCCCCCTTGGTCATTTAAGCATTTCAATGGCCTTGCGTAATTGTCTAAGTGATTTATGGGTATAAACACCATCAGTAACATTAGATGAAGCATGGCCTAGCAATAGTCGCTTAGCATTGTAGTTAGCACCTACATCATCTAATCTAGTAGCGAATGAATGACGGCAATCATGAGGCGTGTGTTTAGCATTGATGGATCTCATGGCTAATTTAAAGGTGTGAGACAGGGAAACATAATTCCGTTCCTTTATGATCCATTTATCAGATAAGCGAGATTCAATAAATGACCATATACGATGATGAATGGGAATGATGCGGATACCTGCTTTTGTTTTGCTGCTAGTAACTTTTAAATACCGTTGTTTGCGATTAATATCGGTGCTTTTTAAATTAATTAATTCACTGGCACGCAATCCAGTGTATAAGAGTATTAAGGGTATTTCTGCATTGATATACCATAAGCGGTTAATTTGATTAGTGGTGAATACTTTGCGTGGGCGCTTAGGGTGATTGTGGCCAATATTCAAATATTGACTGTATGACTTTGAGCACCAGTCATTAATAATTGCAAATGAATATAATTGATTCAATAAAGAGCGAACTTTCTTACATGAGGAATAGGAAAGTCCGCTCTTTAGCATATCTGATATTATATTTTGCAACTCCATATATGTGATTTCGTTGATAGGGCGGTGAGATATAGATGATACATGATGATAGGCACATTCATATCCTTTCATGGTATGTGGTGAAACATTTAACGAATGCAACTCTAACCATGATTGATACACATCATCTAATGTATGCACATGGGATAATGCCTCCATAGCCTCTTGATAAGAGGAATAATAACCTACAACTTTATATGCTACATAGGGGCGTTCATGAGCCCCTTTTAATTTCTCAATTAATTTCATTTCTACCTCCAAGAAAGGATAAAAGTATGAACTATGTATTTATATTAAATGAGCATGGTGTTCGCCAAACTTCCTACGTTGTAGGTGTTCATGCGGATACTCTTGAAGAAACAGAACAATTAGCCAAACAAACATACCCAACTGCTAACATCGTAACAGGGGATAGTGAAATGCAAGCACTATTTACAAACGGAAAAGCATATGTAAATGGTGAATTTGTAAATCCGCCAGTAGTTGAATACATTCCAACAAAGGAAGAAAAAATAAACGTCATAAAATCTGAATATGAACCGCGATTTAAAACTCTAGAAAAGGCTCAACGCCGATTGCTGCTCATGGGAAAACCTACTAATGCAATTAGTGCTCAATATATCAAGTTGAATAGCGAAATGGTAGCACGAATCAAGGAGGTGCAATAATATGCCTAAATATAATGGTGATAGTAAAGTTCCGGTTATGGAATTCTGTGAGTATTGTTGGGAAGTACTCAATGATGATGGCACGTGTCCTACAGAAGGATGTGTGCATAATGATTTGCTATCTTTAGATGAAAGTGAAGCGCAAACGGAAGGAGATTAAATGTGGACATGGCAATTCGAACTGAATGACATTCTAACCACGTTGACTATTGTCAGTATAGTTGCAGGTATAGGTTATAAGGTTCTAGTTATTCCATTGCTCGAAAAGTTGGATTTGCAACGAATGCAAGATAATTTGATGTTTCAGGAAAAAATGGGCGTGCTCACTGATACGCTAAAGGATTTAAAGGACGAAATTAAATTGTCTCGTGAGCAACGAACCAAAGCATACACAGAGCATGTGAAATTAACATCAAGAGTTGATGGTATCGAAGCTCGTGTTGATGATATTAAGGAGGAATTGCATGAACATACTACCAAATCTCATCAGTACAGCTAAAAAATCATATCAATCTGTTAGGGTGGCCAATTTCCACCCTACAGGAATATTTGCTACAAGGGTGCTAGTATTTATTATGCTAGTGCCTATTTTACTAGTTGTTAGCGAATACATTATGGTGATTATTCGTGGCTATGCTGACGATATGACATTAAAAATTATTAATACTGGAATAAACATTATCGACCATATATTTATTCCTAGCGTATTAACCGCCCTTGTAGGGTTCTTGGCGCTTTGGATAGATAAGGATGGTAACGGTGTTCCTGATCAATTAGAAAAGGAGAATAAACAATGAAAGTATTTATTAACCCTGGCCACGATATTAACTTAGATAGTGGCGCAGTTAATCCTGTGTATGGTACACGTGAATGTGATGTGGCACGTGATGCGGGCAAGATGTTGGCGCGCTATTTAGAAACAGCAGGGTGTGAAGTTCGTACTCTTCAAGATGACAATTTAGGGCTAGTATGCGCTGAATCCGATTCTTGGGGAGCTGATATATTCGTATCCTTGCATTGCAATGCATTCAATACGCAAGCTCGGGGTACTGAAACTTTGTACAAGTCCTTTAATGGGCAACGTTTGGCCAATGATATCCAATCACAAATTATCCGAAGCATTAATACGGTAGACAGGGGCGTTAAAAAACGTGATGACCTTTGGGTCCTAAACGGTACGGATGCAACAGCGGTATTAGTTGAAATGGCTTTTATTGATAATGAAGAAGACCATGATTTGCTTACGAACGATTTAGATACTATCGTCCGAGCTATTGCTCGTGGCATTACTGATTATATGGGAGGGGTATAATGTATGAAAGAATCAAAAGACTATTTGATTGCACTCGTAACCGCTATATTCTTATCGGTGGTATTGTGTGCGTCACCTTGCTTTGCATCGGATATATACTCTACCAACCAAGCGGAGGGCACAATAACAATTCCCTTAACACAGTGGAACGAATTGAAAGCCAACAACGCGAAAGCGTTAAGCTTAATCGAGACATCCAGTATTCAATTGACCGAAGCTCAAAGCTTAGTCATGAAGCAAAAGGAAGAATTGAACGAAGCGCACAATACAATATCGACATTGGAAACCGAATTGATGAAAGCCAAAATGCTATCCATGAAGCAAGAAGTTACCTTGTCAGAAATGCAGAACTCTTTGACAGAATTGAAAGGGCAAATAGACTACGACAAGAGAACAATCAAGCGACTACGAATGCAGCGCAACTTATCCCAGGTAGTGGGAGCGGGAGCGATAATCGGAGTGGTAATTCATCGATAGAGAGGTGATCCATATATCTCCTGAGCATGAGCAGGTGGACTCATGGATTGATTTCAAAAGATTATCGAAAGAATAACAAAAGATTAAAAGGCCTATCAGCTTAGAATAATATCTAGGCTGATAGGCCTTTTTGTTTGTAAATGATATAATATAGGTAACTAGTATTTGACAATAATAAGGGGAGCGTATGGATACTATATTAAATGACTTCATTCAAGACTATTTGCATTCAGATAAATTTATAGAAATGTTAGAGTATTTTATTGCAAAATATAGTGAAAATGCAGAAATTAGCAGAAGAAACGGAATATGCGGAAGTGCAGAATATTTAGATCGTTACAAGAATAACTTATTAGCGATTTTGGATAAAATAAAATCTGGTGAAACGCTGAATAAATCTGATGCTGAAGTTATATTAAATAACATACACTTATCCGTGCCTATTAAGAAATAATAATATATAATATATATAGCCCACTAGCTTAGAAAATATCTAGGTTAGTAGGCTGTTTTTTGTTTGTAAAATTAATAAAAAACTATTGTATGTAACACGGAAACGTGTTATAATGTAGACATAGGGAAGGAGGTGAAGCCGCTGAAGAAGTTAAGGAAGATATTAAAAAAGTGGCTACCGATAATAACCGCGTTTATCCAACTAGCAATCGCGATAATACAGTTATTAAATCAGTAACCACAGGGGCTCGAAAGAGCCCCAATCTTCCTAACTATTATAACAATGGCGAGCATATGATTTCAAGATTAACTTTAATAATTAGCATTATTGCCTTTGTTTTATCCGTTTATAATCTATTAGTTATATTGGGAGTATTATAATGAAATTAGCTGATGTAATGACTACACAAGAGGCTGGTGAAAGATGGAATGTACCAGCTGATTCTATTAAGCAATGCTGCTTAAAGAGATATGCTAATAAACAATTTACCGATGATGAAGCTAGAAAATCGGGTAAAAATTGGCTCGTAACATGTCAAGGCATGGAACGATTATATGGAAAAGAAGAATATACAATAGAAAATCTAACAAATATAAAAAGTTGCTTGATAAAGATGAATTGTATTATTGAAAAGATTAACAGTATAGATGAATGGGAAAAATATCTAGACGAATTAAAAAAGAGCTTTGAATATTTACTTAGTTATAATCTTCCAAAAGAAATTAGCTCTATTGTATTAATAAAATACTTAATAGACAAAGAGGAAAACACCGCAATAAGAATACTAAATTCGGTATGTCTTGAGTGGATACGTGATGAATTAGCCGGAGTACATAGACAAGTCTTTATTGTAGAGGATAAGTAAAAATGGATTTTTATAACAGACTTTAAACGTACAAGAGAAGAACACAAGTATCAAACGAAACTAATCCGTGAAATAGGATTAAACATATTTGATGGCACAGGGGACTTAGAAAAATCGGTTAATAGCCGTATTCAATAGAAGAAAATAACGCTTGCCCCTTTATTGCCCCTTTTTAAAATGTAGAGTTTAAATAATATAGTAATGGTGCGGAATGTTGAGTATAAACCCTCAATCCGCACCAAATATAAGGACCTACAGTTCACTGTAGGTCCTTCTTTTATATCTGTATGAGCAGAGTTTTATGGGAGAGATATTTGGTGGTAATTGGAATCATCCGTATGCACTGGGGGCAGCAGTGAGCCCTGAGAGAAATTATATTATTTATTTCTGTCAGCAAGGTTAATTGTAGGTTTTATATTGTAATTAGCTGATTTAATCTCTTTATAAATAGCAATTATTAAACTAAAAATAAATTATTGACATAAAATATTTTAAAATATAAAATAATTGTAGACATACTGGCGTGTCAAAAAGGGATTAGAGAGTTTAGCCAGATACAATATGATATAGTTCGAGAGATCTATATACAAATTAAGACATGTTACGAGAGAGACGAGAGAAGAGTAACATGTCTTTTTTGTATACCTAAAAACAGATAATAGCTCGTTTTATATAGTATAATTACAGCTTTTTATACTACGGCTGATAAATAAATATAGTAAAAAATAAATAAAATATGGATGCTACAAGAACTTCGTGCAGAAATTGCTGTATTAAAAGCAAGCATGACAAAATAATATAATTATAGTTATAGACAGGCACCTCCTTATGTATTACAATGTAATACATAAGGAGGTGCTTTGTATGTCAAATATTTCTGTGAGACTTAATGAACAAGAAGAAACACTGTTTAAAACTTATGCGGAATTTATGGATGAAACCTTGTCAACACTATTTAAAAAAGCGTTACTAGAAAAAATTGAAAATGACTTTGATCTTAGAGTCGGCCAAGAAGCTCTGAAAGAATATAAACAGGATCCTGTTACATATTCTGTAGCGGAAATGCGTGCAAAGTATGGTTTATAA